CGTTGACCGTTAGCTCGCTGCCCTTGGTGCATCGCTTGAAGTCCAAGCCAAGAGGCTCGGCATCGTTCGACCCAAGGTTGAATTTGAAAGCGACTATCATTACGACGCGCCTCCATCGGCCTTGACGCACGCGCGGAACTCTTGCAACGCAACGCCAACGTCGCTGTAGCCACGCATTTGGATGCCGAGTTGGTTGAAGTCCGCGTCGGCCGATTCCACGACCGGTTCCACGCGGCCATTCAAGGCAACGATTTCGATAGTGGACAGTTCGCTCGGGTCGGCCATCATGTACCACGCCGACGAGCTATAGCCCGTGTACGCGGTGTTGTGCATGTAAGCCGAGCTTTCCAAACGGAAGCGACCAGCAAACACGTTCACATCCGAGAGTGTGCTAGACGCACCGGTAATGAGCTTGCTTTGCGGGTCGAGCAAAGCCGCCATCGTCGCCTTGATCGCGTTCGGAGCGAGGACAATCGCTGGCATAACACCCAGCGGCTTTCCATCGGGTCCGACTTGGTTCAAGAACAACAGTTCCGTTGCGGTGAGGCCCGAAATGGTTGCATCGGCCGCACCGGTGTTGAGGTTGCTGTTGCCGGTGTTGCCAGCGGTCGTGTGAGTGGCCGAGAAGAACCCGGTCGATTCACCCGCCAGGAACGCCGTCCAAAAGATGTCGTTCAACTTCAAGGCGGCACCGCGGCCCAACTTACGCGGGGCACCGGTCAAAGCACCCAAGTCGTCGTTGATGATGTCTTGGCGAGTGATCGCCAGCATCTTCGCGTAGGTGTCGGCCTTGTTGTTGTACACCACTTCGCCGAGCTTGCCGTGCTTGATCTCGCCGGCAGCGCCGAGTTTTTCAAACATGGTGTCCGAACCAACAAGGCTGACGGTGGAGGTTTGCAGGAAGTTGCGAACCGGGCGAACCGATGCCAGACGCATGGCGGTTTGTTCGACCGAGTTCCAGCCTTCCATCAGGTACTTGTTGGCATTGTTCGAGATAATCGTGCTGATCTCGATTGTGCTGAACATGCCAGCGCGAATTTGCTGCGGGCCGAGTTGGCCGAATGCAGCACGTTGCGCTTCCAGCGTCACCTGCCCGCCGTAGCTCGAACGATAGCCGTTCGCTTCGGCGGCAAGCAGAATCAACTGGTTGAGTCCGATGCCGTGTTTGAAGTGCTTGTCGGCGGCATCGAGAGTTTGTTCGTCGAAGTGCTTCTCGACGTTTTCGAGTTTGCCGGTCAAGGCAATGGCGGCTTCGATCACTTTGTTGTTGAGCTTGTCGCCGGTGCGACCACTGCCGCGAACGGTGTGTCCCATCGGTAGCCCCGCTTCAATGAGTTCCAGACGGAATTTGTCGAGCGTCCACTTTTCTTCAATGGCTTGCTCGGCCAGGGTGTTGATCGAAGCTATGATCTCGCGGGCATTCGGCTCATACTGCCGCTTCTCGCACGCCTTCAAGGCGTATTCCGTGATCTCCGCAATGCGGTCGGCCTCGGCCTGCTGGGCTTCGATGCCAGCTTTCAGGCTTTGCTTTTTGGCCTTTGGTGGATTCTTGCCGTCATAGTTGGCTTGAAGGCCAGCGAGTTGATCGGCAGTCAGGTCTTTGGTGTCAAAGCCCATCGCTTCGACCCACGCTTGAAACTTCTCGTCCATGTCAGACTCCTTGTGTGAAGCTGCAATCGCAGCTATGGAAACTGTCGTGTTGTCGTCCGCACCATGCGAGACGAATGCGAATCCCTTAAGCACGCCTTTGCGCGTGACGTAGAGCGGACCTTGCAAGGATTGGCCGTTGACTTCCACGGTCTTTCCGGCCTTCACCGCCTCAACTTGTTTGGGCGTGACTTCCAGCGATGCCTGCCACTGGTAGCCTTCCTCAGCACTGCCAACGACCTCATCGCGGGCGGCTGTTCGTGCGGATGCAGTGCCGTTGGCCACTAGCGATTTGCCGTCATTCGCAACCGCGAAGTTACCGACGCGCTTGCTGCTGTCGTGGTCCAGATTGGCAACGAGAACTTTGCCGTTTTCCAAACCGGCCAAATCAATCACCACCGGCAAATCCCAGCCGTTTACTTCCAAAGCGCCACCGGTATAGAACTCGGCAGTGAACTTCGGCGGCGACTTTGCTTCGCCTTCGCTCACGGCTGCGGTAATCGCAACCGGCGCGGACATCGCAATGAGCTTGTTTTGTTTCATTAGTGAACTCCGTTTCCGTTGAGTGCGAACCGCTTTCGCAAAACGGCGGCCATATCGTCATCCGGCTCTTGCGGCTTCTCCGCTGCCTGCGGTTGCTTGGGCATCGGCATCGTGATTTCGAGTAGCCGCTTTTTAATTTCCGCTTCATCAACGCCGAACGCCTGCGCCATCGCGGCAACCTCGTCGGCCATGTCGAGTCCCGCGTCGGTGTAGAGCCGATGCAACCCGATTTGCCCGCTGGTGAGCTTGGTTGCGTTGGCGTCGGCTTCCTGCTTCACATCCGCAACGCGATGCTTCGGCCAGTCCCATAGATGCGAACGGGCGGCAGCAGAGACTACAGCGGGGTCGCCACCCAGCCAGCCAAAGCGAGCGATAGCTAAGTCAAGCCAAACATTGAAAAGCGGGTCGAGTACAAGGTCGTTGCAATCTTCCCGCTCAACGTCGAGTGCGGCGTAATAGGTTTGATGGTCAAGACGCCCGCTCGCGTAGTTGTAAGAACTTGAATCACAAGCGGCCTTGTTGTACGGCATCGACTTCGGCCGCGCTTGTTCATTGATTAGCGTTTTGTGGAACGCTTCATAATTGGCGTTGGGATGCTCGGCCTTCATCTGGTGCGCGTCCCAGCCCTGCGGAAGCGCCGTCATCATTCGCTTTTCAATGTCGAGCGTTGACATTGGCGAAAGAGCATCGATCTCGCTCGGCTGAAATTCCGTTTTCAGGAACACGCTAAAGTCGGCGGCAGTTTCAGCGGCCCCTAGCGTTGCCTCTCGCCAGCGTCGTGCAGCCGCACCGGTGTTGAGCGTCGATGCCATTTCCGGCACGCCACGATGCTGCCCAGGGCGGCGCATGCGGAACCAATGCAACATGCGGTTGGCGGGGATGCGTTCAACATCATCCAGCCCAATCGTGACGCCGTTCATCGCGCCGGGATGGTATTTCAGCAGGTCGTACCATTCGGGGTTGCCGAACTCGTCGAACTTAATGCCGTCGATGTAGCCCGGTTTATCGAACGGCAAATATGGCGTTTGAACCTGCTCTGCTTCGTAGAGAACAACGTCCAATGCAATCGGGTGCATCACTCGCGGATTGCGCCGCAACACCGCGAACGCTTCGCCGTCGCTATGTTTGGCATGGGCAAGGCACCACAGTTTGCGGCGGAAGTGAATTGCCTTGCACCACAGATACCAAGTGTTCTCCACCATCTGATTGAAGCCGGTGGAATTGGTCTGCATCCGCAGCGCCGGGCCATTGCCGATCAAGTCGGTGGCGTAGGTTTGCGCGATACCATCGCTGTAGCCGTTGCTGTTGAGTTCGTACCGCGAACGCGAAATGAGCGTGTGCCGAACCGTTTTCGAGTGTGCCGAATCGGCGTCGTACTTGTCGGCATTGGCCCAATAGTTTTTGAATTCATCGGAAGTGCGGGCAGCATCGTAACCGGCACGAACCGGTCGATTGACCGTCACCACTTCGCGGCCTGCTGGTTTGCGGCGGAAGAATGAAAGCAAGCCCATTACCCACCTCCCGGCGGAACGATCTTCTTATTGCGCAAGCACGCAAACGGATCGGTGATGCCGACGTTTGCAAGGTGCTTCGACAACGCAATCTGATCGGCAATCGAGTGTTCCTCGATTTCACGCTGGCCGCTCTTGACGCGCTTCGGACCCTGAGCGCTGGTCAGCGCGGCCTCGTCAACGGTTTCTGCGTCGGTCATGCGTGTCGAGCCAAAAGAAAACGGGGGCACGCGCGATTACTCGCACGAACCCCCGTATAAGGCTCGACGTATTACGGCGTCGTTAAAGCTGGGTCATGACCCCCAACTCGCTCTGCCGTGAGTCGCGCGAATAATCGCGCGGCCCCGTGATTTGTTTCTGCTTACATTTAACCGGCATAACGCCGGACAGTCAAAGCTGGTTTCCCGTTAGCGGGAAGTTTGTTTTGTGGTTTCACTTCGCGCACAAATTCCTCTGGTGGTTGCCGAACAACGATTCCTTGTCCGCAGTTGCGGCAATAGCGATAGCGATAAGTAAAACCACTGGGCCTGCGCCTGCTTCCATTCGCATCATCGAAGTGCGCACAGCCACACTTCGGGCACACTATCCTTTGCCCGCCGCTGGCCTGCGCCGATAACTCGCCTAGTGTCGGTCGATCGCTCATCCGGCAATCCTTTTTAGTTGTGCCAGGGTCAC